CAGTCAGCAACTACAGTTTCTACATCCTTGGCAAAACATTCAACTACTCTTTCTTCTGATACTGGTGTTCCAACATCTTGTCCGTTTTCCGGATCAGAATCAAGCACAAGATGCCCGATGCCAAAAGTAGCATAACCAAGATGGTCATGATAAATTTCATTTACCTTTCCTTCATCAATGGTCAGTTGTTCTCTCAATTGATCTACATCAATATCTGTATCTTTATTCCAAAACATTTTTTTTCCTCTTTATGATAACGTAGATATATCTACTGAAGTTGTTCCTTGAAATTGTAATAAGGACTCAACTTGACTCTCTGCGAAATCTTGAATATTATTTGCATAGTAATTATCACCACCTGCATATGCATATCCCCATAATGTAATATCAACCGCAGTGTCTGCTGTTGTAACTTTTGTTACTGAGCTATTAGCATAATCTGTTGCACTCAATACAGCAATCATAGGCTGTTTAGAAAATACAGAAGATCCAACTGCAACATCATAAGTTTTAACGTCTATGGTAACTTTCTTAACTGTATTATCCGTATCAATTTTTAATACTTCAACCAGTTCTAAAACTTTACTATATGTAGGCATAGATTTTACTTATCGTTGATACTAGTTTCAAACATTGGGACTGGTCTAAAGCCTTCTTTCTGAATTGAAAAACTATTCATTGGTGCAGCTTTAAGAGCAGGATCGCCCCACAATTTCATTGCTTTATTAATTGCTTCGAAAGCAGAACGAGCTTTAACTTTTTGCTCTGCGCCTTTCTTAAGTTTATTAACTGGTTTAGCAACAGTCACAACCCAATTATCAACAGCTTCCGCAAGTTCTTCGTTATATTGTCTGAATGATTTCATTTTACTATTCCCTTAATTAGAAGCCATTTTTTGTTTAGCGGCTTCGCGTTCTTTATCGCGTTCTTGCTTGCGCTTTTCACGATCTTTATCTACTTCATCAGCCGCCTTCTGGCGTTCAGCCTCTGCAGCATGTTTGAGTTTAGTTCTTTCCTTATCTTTATCTTGACGATCTTTTAAATTATCAAGTTCAGCCGCCTGTCTTGCTTTAAGGTTAGCCTGACCAACAGCATCTTCCATTTTGACCGTACCCATAATATCTCGAATACGTTTCTTGTGTTTCTTTTGATTCTTTTTAGAAACACCAGGTTCGCCATCAGGTCCAATTCCTAAACCGGCAATGTTACCACCACCAACTGCATTGGCAGGTTCTTCGTCAATCTCGCGTTTTGCTGCTTCAGCAATTAACGTTTCGTTTTCAGATAGAAACCTTTCTAGTGCAACTTCTAAATCTTCTTCAACAGATTCCTCTGTTAAATAGTTAGTAGCTTCGATTCTTTGCTGTTCACGTATCAACCATAAGGCTGAAGCGTAAGACGCAAGTTTAGTTTGTCCACCAGGAAGTTTACCTAATAGTTTCTTCAGATTCAATATCATTTGGTCAAAAATACCAAACGCAGATTTCTGACTATTCTTTACGAATTCTTTACGTTTGATTAGGATATTACCCTTCTCATCAATAATTCCTTCCTTATATGCTTCCCACTTCGTAAAGGGCGTAACTAGCCGCTTTATGAAATTAAAAACTAAAAATAGATCTACTACCATTTAAATTTCCCTAAGCCTTGTTTCGATAAACAGATCCCCATTAATAGAGTCTGCGTTTACCGCCATATCATCGTATACTAACAGTTCTGGCATATAATTCAAATATAGTACGAATGGTTTTAAATATTCGTGATACTCATGTAATCTCATGAATAACATATTTGTTGCCTGTGGACCAAACACATTGAATATAACAATGAGATGGTTTAGAATTAACCTTTCCTTCAGATCTTCATCTTGTCTATATCGACTAAAGAGTTTACGGAGATATTGAAATCTCTTAATATCCTCTTCGAACTCCGACATCTCAGTACACTGAGGGTTGTCATAGTGTTTCATCGCATATAGCAGAAAGGTTGATTCAGTCAAATTCATAACAATAAAGGCAATCTTTTTAGATTAAGCGTCAGCTACAATTGCATCTTCAACAGCGGTATCACCAGTAACACCTAAGTCACCAGCAGCAACTGCTGTAACTTTCATTGGTACTAAACATTCAGCGTGGTGTCTTCCACCTACTGTATGATATAACCACCAACCTGGACCAGTAAGACCTTTTGCTCTGTTTGCTGTAACGGCTGCTTCTGTCAAGTCAACAAAAACTGCGTTGTCTTTATCGTTAGACTTGTTAGTATTGGCAGTGGCCGCGTTGAGCCACTTAGGTGCGTCAGCTGCGACGTCTGTTTTTCCCCATAGTGCCATTGTTATTCTCCTATTATTTTTATTATTTTAAAACTTTATAAAGTTCATTAACTAAATCGGCTTTCTTTTTTCGTTTATCTAACTCAACGCCTGCTTTACGACCAGCTTCTTCAAGTCCAGCTTTTGTTAGTTTACCTAACTCGGCTTTAGTTACTTTTTTAGTAACTTGAGGACTCTTAGCTGTAGGAACCTTTTTTGGCTCCTTCACTGTGTCTACTTTAGCAGGAGTTGGGATATCTTTATCCGAAAATAAGCCTTTAATCCATTCAATCAAAAACATAATTTACTCCTATAATATAATGACTTAACTACCGCAATTGCTAGCAGCCAAATCCTTTTTCTTTGAAGGCTTGATAGAATCCTGAGCTTCAGTACCCTCAGCCTTTTCGTTGTCTCCTTCCCAGTTAGCATCGATGTAATCAAAGAATTTCTTCTTCGCTGCATCGTCTTCTAGCTCTGCTGGTGATTCGACTCCAAACTTTTTAAGCGCCTTTTGAAAGAATTCCTGATAAGCGTTTTCTTCTTCAACAGTTCTTTCACTAACTACTTCTTGTTTCTTTTGAAGAGCATCTGACATCTTAGTGTCAATCTTACCTTCGATAATTTCTTTCCAACTCATTTTGTTCTCCCTTAAAACTTTTTAATCTAATTTATATGTTCTATGTTTATTTATAACAATTTGGTTACTCGGATTTCCAAATTATTAATACCCTTAATCAATCTGTGGTATTCGCCTTTTCTTATTGTAAACCCAATCCCAGGCTTTAATAATAAAGGTAAACATCCGTCTGGCTGAAATTGCCAACCGTCGCCTGATAATATTTCAACCAGTCTATCTTCTTCATCTCTATGCCAAACGTATTCACAATCATCAACGGTTACATCAAATGTACGAATATCACCATCGTCAAGATATGGCTTACCAGAAATAACTTCCGCCACCTTTGAGTCCGAGTCCTTCAGCATATTTAGGTAATCTACATGCCCAGTACCCTGCAGACATCTTATCTGTTTTAGTATCGCAATTGTGTCGGGATGCAAAGTTCTTCGCTGCATCTCTATCATTAATCTTAGCCGTAAGACCACCTTTTTCATCACCGAACTCAATTTTCTTAATATTGCCTGTGTCCGGGTTTCGTACATAAACGACATATTTCTTGCCACCACTTGAACGTTTTGGTTTGTTTAATTCTGGTTCTTTTGCTGCTGCAAGTAATCCCATTGAATCATCAAATTCAACAAGAGGTTGTTCTAAAGGAACTGTTACACCTTCGTATAATCCAAATCCATCGTATTTCCAATCTGTAAACTTTTTCATTTAGCCAACTCTATAGTATTCATTAGAACGGACTCAGATGGTGCAATACCACGCTTCCAGTCTCTTGGTGAAATTAGAACTCGAGGACCACGCAGATCCAGTACAATAAACACAAGCTTTGCTTCTGCTGGTGATTCAGCAAACTTTGGTTTGAATTTAACTTCAGAACCTTTCTTTATTCCAGCTTCTTCTAAAGCAGAATCTTCTTTAGCATACTGCTTCTTTAATCTGTCGTGTTCAGCCTTTCTATCCTTAGCCCGTTTATCTAAGTCAACTCCACGTGTTTTAAGACGTTTAGTAATTCTGTTAGCTTCAAGCCAATTATTATATGTTTCCATTAGTGATCACTCTCGTCATTCTTATCTGTTTTATTACTGAGTATGAATCGTCTATTAGGATTCACCGCAACTTTGAACTTTGTCATTAGTTTGCGATTCACTAACATCTCTGAAGCAGTATCTTTTAATGATAAAGCAATCTCAGCAATATGGTGTTTATTATTAAAGTATATTTCGTGTTCAATTACAGGTCTATCATCAAATGATTCTTGACCGCGAGTTGCCTTTGAGATATACATTAATTCGTCTTCGAATTTATATCCGTTCTTTTCCCAAAATACCTTTTTACCTTTTACTTCTAATTTATCAACGTGTAACATACTTGCTTTAGTACTATTACCTGTATCAAATTTAGCGCGGACTGGATTCTTTTCCATACCATCAAATATTATTGTTTCTATATAACCTGCTTCTTGTCTAAATACAGGTCTTCTATTGACATCTTTAGAAAAGAATTGTATAATACGTTCTAATACTTCTTTATCAGATATCTTACCAAGCTTTTCTTCTGTCCAAGGATCATATCCTTCAAAGTGAGAACGAATACCTGGAGAACCATTTACTTCAATAATATAAGGATTGCCTTTCTTATCAACAAAGTGATCTACTCCACAATACATTGCACCACTTGCTCGTGCCGCTGCCTTAATTACATCTATCTCTTTCTTCGATAAATCGTAAGGTTCTGTTGTAGCACCTTGGTGAACGTTATTTCTAAAATCTTTATTATCTGTTGGTTGTATTCTTTCAGCCGATGCAAGTATTTTACCACCAATAACTAATGTACGTATATCTGATTTCATTTCAAAGAATTCTTGTATTAATAAATCAGCATCGTATTTCCATAATGATTGGCATACACCTGTTAGAGATGACATACTATCAATCTTCATTACACCAACGCCTTGGGTTCCTTTTAGTGTTTTAATAATAACAGGAAACTTTCCACCTACACGTTGATGTGCATCTTCAATTGATTCTTCGTTTGGTACACTTGATGTTCTTGGAATTGGTATATTGTTTCGACCTAACAATAATGCGTTGGACATTTTGTTATCACAGACTAGCATAGAATCAAGATCGTTAACAACTAAGAAACCAATATCTTGTAAA